GGATTCCGAGGAATCCGGTTACTCGTAGAACGCGATGCCGTGATACGTCTTGCCGTTCTCGTTGATGTGCGAGTCGGCGGGCAACGAGAACCCGAGAGTCGTCCCATCGTCAACAGGCGCCACAGCGGCTGAGATGTTGGCAGCAGCCGCCGCGATGTTGATGAAGGTCGTCTGCGAAGACGTGTGCCAGATATTGACATCGTCTCCGTCAGTCGCGTTGTGGATAATCATGTACGACGGCTTGAACCCCAGATGAATGTTCTGGGCAGCAGTCGTACCCGCATACGTGAAAACCGCGAAGTTTCGCGGCCGGTTGACCAAAATAGTCGCAGCAGCCATGTGCTCTCCTTATTTGAACTCAATGATGTAGGGCTGGACTTCCTCGACGTACGGAGTCGCCTGTGAGCGCTGCCCGTCTCCGCCCGGTTCCCAATGAGGTACCTCGTACTCACGTACTTTGTCGTACTTCTCTTTCAGGAACTCAAAGACGCGCTTTGATACTTCCGTCCATCGGTTGGGCTGCAAGGACCACTGTTCCTCGACAGGTTTGCCTGTCGCAGTCGTCCCGTTGATACTACCGGAGAGCGCATAGTTCACTCCGCGAAGACGAACCCGGTAGGATTCTTTCGTCGCGATGGACGGTTTCTCGTCCTTGTGAACTGAGTCCGCTGCTTTAGCCATTAGTCTACCCTTTCCACCATGGTGATTTTCTGACGGTTGCCCGCCCGCGCTTCCTCGAACCGCTCCGCCCATTCGCGTTCGGTTTCGTGGTCGCGTTTGATTTCTACCCAGTCGCCACGGTCCTTAATGGCGAGAAGACCGGAACTGCCTTCATAGCTGCAGTGACTGCCTTGCCATCGCTTCGCCATAGCTTCGGCGTCTGCACGCTTCATGCCCTTTTGAACCGTGACACCCTGCAACGTCACCCGCCAGAACTCAACTCCAAGGTCTCTCGCCATTAGGTCCCTTTCTTACAAGCTGACGAAGTGCTGGATCTCAAGCAAGAAGGCTTGATTGAGAATGGTCCGCGCGTCGTACTTCAGCCAGCCCACGGTCGCCCGTTGGTTGAGAGGGTCAGCCGTACCGGCCGAACCCAGTTCTTTCTTGATGACTCCGCCGTTACCCATCGCCATGTTGATGCCGCCAGCGGCTTCCTTACCAACAATGAAGATGGAATACAGGTCGCCGTAGCCCCCCGTATTTTTCACATCAGCGTTCGCGGTCGTCACGCCAGTCGCGCCCGGCAGGAAATACCCGTTCGGAGAGATGAGGTAACGCACGCCGTTCTTGTCGCTTCCGCCTTCACCGACCAAAGTGGCCGAGCCGTTGGCGTAGTCAACCGGCAACACAAAGCCGTCGATGTGCCGCAGGTCGAAGTAGCTCCGCTCATCAGCCAAGCCCCAGTAGGACGGCATGATGCTCGAAGACCCGATGCGCTGCGAGGCAAAGACAGCGGGGCTGAACGGCTGCATCTTGTTAATGCGCGCCGTACGAATCGCCCGGTCCAAGACCGCGCGATCAAGGATCGCGTTGACAGTCGCCGAAGACGTACCGCTCGCGTACACGATGTTCGTCGCGTCCGCCCACATGTCGCGATACAGCTCGTCGAAAGTCTCACCGGCTTGCTGTCCAAGCAGCTCGATGTTCTCCAACGCCTGCGGGTCCGGCTGAGTATTCAGCACCATATCGGAGTCTTCGATGAAGTCTCCGTAGGGCTTAATCGTCATGGACACGTCAGTCTTCGTTTTCTTTTTACCGGCCGGAGGCGCACCCTCGTTCAACGGAGTCTTGGCTTTCGCCAGGGCCTCGAAGCGCCGGAAGATCATGGTCTTACCAGTCCGCTGTTTCAAGCTGTACTTGCGCACAGGAACTTGGTGGATCAGCGGGTACGTCGAACGCACAAGCAACAGCGTGTTGTACACGCTCTGCGTGGCGTCTGAACTGGTGCTGTCGGTAAATTGGGTAGTTAAGTTCTCAGCCATTTAACCGCCGCTCTTTAGCCTCTCGATGAAGTCTTCAAAGGATTGAGTTCCCGGCTCTGGCATCTGGATGCCTTTGCCCTTCGTCCCGCCCTTGACACCCGTATCGAGAGCTTTCGATGCGGCCTCCTCTACGTTGTTGATGAGTTCTTTCCGTGCCGCCACGGCATCGCGTCCCACGAGCTTCGGATTGCGAATGATCGCGAGCGCCACCGCGAGCATCTGGCCCATCGGGCCCATCTTCGCCATCAGCGCCTTATGCCGATTGTATTCGCGTTCGCCAGCCTTAAAGGCTTCGCTCTCGTGATCCTTGAGTGCCGGGAGGGTCTTCAAGAAGTCGTCTTGAATAGCCGCAAGACTTTCCTCGATGTGACCCCGTTCCTCGTCTTCTTTCTCCTTAGATCGCACGGTGACTTCGGCGCGTTTCTCTTTTGCTTCGTCCAAAAGATCCTGCGCCACCTTCGCGCGTGCAACCCTCTGCTTCGCGCTCTCTTCGGCTTCGGCATCGCCTCGCGCCTGAGCAACGTGCAACTTCGCGGTAGCATCGACAAGCTCGTCTCGCCATTCGTTCGAGACCCGCTTGAAGTCGGTGTCTGACATCTTCGTCAGCTTGACGACTTGACGGTCCTTCTCCGATAGCTCCTTGGTGTCGGACTTCTCGGCGAGCTGGTTCACCTTCGCTTCGAGGGATTCGAGTTTCTCGTCCTTCTCACGGTTCGCTGCGCGAACGCGCTTCAATTCTTTACGAAGCGCCTTAACGGAGGCCGGTTCACTCTCGTCTTTTGTGTCTTCCTCTTTGCTCGATTCTTCCTTCTCGTCGGATTCCTTTTCGGTCTCGGCTTCGTCGGGCGCAGACCCCGGTTCTTTCTCTGCCGTTTCGTCTGCCGATTCCTTCGCCTTCTCTTCCGTCTTGTCTACGGCCTTGCCCGCGAGCGCAGCCGCAAACTCAGGAGAGTTAAAATCCATCTCGGGAGAACTGTCCATAATGCCATCTGACTTCGACGACGCAACTTTTACAGCCACAATACCTCCACCGCCCGAATACCCCGGCGACAGGCGCGTACGACGACTACGCAAATTCACGTCCGTGGGACTAGCTGGTAAGGCCGTCCCGATTTAGTTTCACAAGCGCACGAGACAACGTACTGACGATTAACTCCTCTTGCTGTCGGGCATGCCCCTCGTCGTTGTTCATAAACGCGAAATGCACGTGCAACAGCTCATGCACCAAAGTCAATTCATAGTCGGCGTCGTCTCCTTCCTTGTGCGCCGAAATATCCTGTACCGAAAGGATGTCGATGTCCGCGTCCTTCGAGTCGGTGTACCGTCTACACAGACCAAGCACGTCGCGGTCAGACATCTGGTATCGACGCTTTACGTTGACGGTGATGTTCCAGTCCTGCAACCTCAGTAGCTTCTGCCACATTGGAAGCCAGGTGTATAATTGTGCAATAAGGTCTACGTCGTTGGCTGGCACGTCATACATGGTTTATCCTCTGGGTCAACGAGTGGATCTACGAAGCCATGGTCGAGCGCCCAGCGATAGCCGAGCACCAGTCCACGGAGACGCCACAGTGCCACAGAGATGCCTGCGTTATGCCCATGCTTGCCGGACTTCTCAGCCGCGCACAGGGATTCCTCCATCGCCGCGAACTGGTCGGGTAGCATGTTACCTCTTGTTACTCATTTTCGGAGACTGCGTGTGCGAGGGAAGCTCCTTGGCCGGAGTCGCCTTCGCCGAGTACGATGCCTCCTTCGACTTCGATTGGCTCGCCGTATTCACTTTGACCGATTGATCGTACGAACCTTCCTGCCGAACGAACTCAGTTGCCATTAGCATTTCTCCTTAAACTTAAACCCGAACCCGGTGGCTTTGGCTTTCTTGGCTTTCATCTTCTTCGGCTTTGACGGCGACATCTTGGGGGGCATTAGGTCTTGGCTTGCCATCTTCCTCCGCTTTCCTTTTCTCCAAGTACGTTTTGATTACGTGCAACCCCGCGACAGCGGGACACGCCTGCGGAAAGAACGGGCAGAGCGCGCCCCCTATAAGAATGAGCGCGCCCACCCCAGTAATTACATCATCGTTCATTCCTGCTCTTTCTTCTCACCCTGTCCTCCGCTTGTTCCGTCCATGCCTTCACCACTCGATGGGGCACCGCCGAAGGAGTTTGCGCCCCCTCCGGCTGCACCACCCTTGATCGCATTCATCGCATTCCCGATTGCGCCACCACCTCCTTGCGGCGGCATGGTCGGCGGGAGCATCATGTCCCGCTTGAGACCTTCGGTGAAGCGTGTCGGAAGATCGGCCATGTCGCACAGTGCCGAGAACGTGCCGGGGCCGACAGGCCGTCCGGTACTCGTGAGCACTTGCGTCATCGACATACCCTTTTCAAACTGCGCTTGACGCTCCGAATCCGTGTTCGGTGTCACGTCCAACTTCAGATCGAACTGGATGTTCGTCAGTGTTGCGAGCGTCTGATAGATCATCGCTTCCGGCATCGGCTGGCCGGTCAGTGGGTCCGAGAAGATGGGCATGTTATTTGCGCCCAACGGCGCGCCCATCTCGAACACCCCGATGATGCGTTTCAGTTTCTCAGGCGGACAGAATTGCTGCACGCGAGAGAGCCACAGCTTTGCGAGGTCCAGGTACGCCTCTTCGTATCGACGCAGCCTGGGCTTCAGCACCGTCGCGCCCCCGGCCTGTCTTGCCCGAATAGCACGGCCGGATACGGTCGTTGAGTTATTCGCGCCCATCATGTCGGCATTGACGCCGGATGATACGCGGATGTTCTGCTGCTGAAGGTTCAGGAGCATGAAGTGCCCCTGACTCATTTCCATCGGCTGAATGCGCTCAGGCTTGATAGACTGGTATTCCACCACGACGCCAGGACGCGAGCCGACTTCAGACAGCAGCCTCGTGTTCGCCCCGCCGCTTTTGCGATTGAACCACCCCGAGCTGACTGAGCTGTTGAGATTCGCCAGCAGGTTACTGTACCGCTTATTGAACTCGTCTTGTGGATCGTGCAGTGGCCGCACGATACCCATGATCGATTCGGGTGTATCAGAGAATTGCTGGCCAATGAGGACCGCGAACGGATACATCCGGTCTCTGAACGGCGAGAATCCTTCTTTCAGGATCTCATTCCACACCATCTTATAGAAGTACGGTTTCTTTGTCTTGCGAGTCATCACCTCGAACTGCTGGTAGACGCCCATCCCCACGCGCTGCGAAAGCGCGTTAAGATGTGCGTTCGCAGACTCAGGGTCCGCAAACTCCATGGGCAAACCCGAGAACATATCCGGCGCGGTAATCGCCGTACCCTTCAGCACCACGGCTGACGTGCGGTCACTCTGAATCGGCTCAAACTGTGCGACCGCATCGCGTCCGGCTTTCTCCGCCATCGCCGCCAGAAACGCTCTCGCCTTGTCCTTGTCGGGCATGTTGTAGACACGCCCGGAGTTGTGATCGACCACCAGCGTGATCGGGACGGCTTTCTTACACCACAGCGTGACCACCCGCACGCGCCCGTTAATGGGATCCCACATCTCCGCAAGGAGTTGATCCGATGTGCCCAACAGATCGCCGGACGATTGCCCAAACTTATTGGGGATGTTCATCCACTCGCCGGTCGTGGCGTAGCCCGCGTGATCTGGAAACTCGTCGAGGAAGTCGTCCTTGGAAAACCAAGACCACTTCCCCATGAACTGCCCGTTCTGCAATCCTTCGGCCGATGTGAGCGCCCAAGGGTCATA